TGCCTTGCCGTATTGACGTGTTGTATGGCTACAGCACCATCCGTCCACAAATGGGCTGCCGCATCTGGGGCTAAATTGAAACGGGGCTTCGGCCCCTTTCATTGTTCAATCTTTTTTAAGGAATTTCATCATGGCATTACCTAATGGCGCAGGCGGTTACCAACTTGGTGACGGCAATCTGAACGAAATCAACATGACAACTCAAGTGACCCCTACTGCTAAAACAGCAGCGGCCACCTTGACTACTGCTGAATTGGCAACTGGCATCATCACCTACAACGGTGCTGCCGCCGCTTTGACCGTGCCCTTGGGCACATCTTTGGACGCTGATTTCAGCAGCATGAAAGTCAACAGCGCGTTTGACTTTTACATCATCAACATTGGCGGCACCAACGCTGCTACTGTTACTGCTAACACTGGTTGCACCTTGGTTGGTGTGGCTGCTGTTGCTGCAAACTCTGCTTGCCTCTGGCGCGTTCGCAAAACTGGCGACGCAACATACGTGTTTTACCGCGTAGCAGGCTAAACCTGAATGGGGGCTTCGGCCCCTATTTTTAAAGGAAAAACCATGTCAAACACAAAAGCCACTGGCGTTGCATACCTGGATCCCGAATTCAGCACTTGCTACGCAACTGAGGAAATCGGCTACGCCGCTGCTGCTCAAGGTACTGTGACACAGGCAACAAGCAAATCGACAGCGGTGACGCTGGACAAGAGCATGGGCCGCATCACAATGAATAATGCGTCTTTGGCAACTGCCACTAACGCAACATTTACGCTGAATAACAGCACCATCAGCGCAAACGACACTGTGATTTTGACAATTTCTGGTGGTCAAGCGACTCCTGGCTCATACAACGTATTTGCCAACGCGCTTGCTACTGGTTCTGTCAGCATCACTTTGCGTAACATTTCAGGCGGCTCGCTGTCTGAAGCTGTTGTCATCAACTTCTGCGTCATCCACGGCGCGGTCTAACCAAACGGGGGCCAAAAGCCCCCGTTCTCAAACTATGGCTGTTATTTACATGTCCCATCCCATCCACGGTGCCAAGGTCGCCACCATGGAGCTTGAAGCTGAACATGATGAACAAAATGGCTGGGTGCGATATACTTTAGACACGCCTGTTGAGGCGGCTCCTGTCGTCAACGAACTGGAAGTCAAACGTCGTCGTGGCCGACCTACTGTAGAGGCGGTCGAACAAGGAGCATAAACATGGCCACATACACTGCTGGCGATCAAATTAACAGAGCGTTGCGATTGCTTGGCGTGTTGGCCGAAGGTGAAACACCTTCTGCGTCCGTGTCCCAAGACGCCTTGATGGCGCTGAATCAAATGATTGATTCATGGAACACCGAACGCCTTTCTGTATTTTGCACCCAAGATCAAATTTTTACTTGGCCTGCGGGTGAAATCACACGCACACTTGGCCCGTCGGGTAACTTTGTAGGCTTGCGTCCAGTTTTGCTGGACGACGCTACCTACTTCCGTGACCCAGGCACCAACGTGTCTTTTGGCATCAAGTTCATCAACCAACAACAGTACAACGGCATTGCGGTCAAGACCGTAACGTCAACTTATCCACAGGTCATTTTTGTCAACATGACCTATCCCGATGTTGAAATGACCATCTATCCACGCCCCACACGGGACTTGGAATGGCACTTTGTGAGCGTTCAAAAGCTGACCGAACCCGCCACTTTGGTGACGGACATTTTGTTTCCGCCAGGCTATTTGCGCGCGTTTACGTACAACTTGGCTTGCGAAATTGCGCCTGAGTTTGGTGTGGAGCCCAGCCCACAAGTGCAGCGTATTGCCATGACATCCAAGCGCAACTTGAAGCGCATTAACAACCCTGACGATGTGATGTCTATGCCATACGCCATTGTGGCCACACGTCAGCGATTCAACATCTATGCTGGGAACTATTGATGCAAACGCCGATTCTTGGCTCGAGCTATGTTGCGCGCAGCATCAACGCTGCCGACAATCGCATGGTCAATTTGTTTCCCGAGGCTATTCCTGAAGGCGGGAAGACCGCTGGGTTCTTGAACCGCTGCCCTGGACTTAAATTCCAACAAACCATCGGCACAGGCCCCATCAGGGCGCTGTGGGCGCATCAAACCAACGGCAGCGACTTCTATGTCGTGTCGGGCACTGAGTTTTACAAAGTCACTGGCTTGACCGCCACACCCACAAAATTGGGCGACGTGACTGGAAGTGGCCCCGTGTCGATTGCCGACAACGGCACACAGATTTTTTTGGCTTGCAACCCAGACGGGTACATCTACAACGAAGTCACCAACGTGTTCGCCAAAATTACCGACCCAGATTTTCCTGGCGCGGTAACTGTGGGCTACTTGGATGGCTACTTTGTGTTCAACGAACCCAACAGCCAAAAGGTCTGGGTTACTGAATTGCTTGACGGCACCTCGGTTGACCCGCTTGATTTTGCGTCTGCCGAAGGCTCGCCTGACGGGCTGGTTGCTGTCAATGTTGACCACCGCGAAGCTTGGTTGTTTGGCACTGACTCAATTGAAGTCTGGTACGACGCTGGCTTGGCCGATTTCCCTTTGACCCGTATTCAAGGCGCGTTCAACGAAATCGGATGTGTGGCCGCGTTCTCAATAGCCAAGCTAGACAACGCTTTGTTTTGGTTGGGCACCGACGCCCGTGGCCAAGGTATTGTCTACCGCGCCAACGGCTACACGGGTGTGCGTGTGTCTACCCACGCCGTTGAATACGCGATTGCTCAGTACGGCAACATTTCAGACGCTGTGGCGTACACATACCAGCAAGAAGGCCACGCCTTTTATGTGCTGACATTCCCCAGCGCCAACGCCACATGGGTGTACGACGTGGCCACACAAGCGTGGCATGAGCGCGCTGGGTGGAACACATCAACAGGTCAGTTCACTCGTCACCGATCCAACTGCCAATGTAATTTTGGCGGCAATACGGTTGTTGGTGATTTTGAAAACGGCAACATCTACACCCTTGACTTGGATACCTACGCCGACAACGGCCAAATTCAAAAGTGGCTTCGGTCGTGGAGGGCGTTGCCAACAGGCACAAACAACCTTAGACGCACGGCCCAGCACAGCCTTCAGCTTGACTGTGAGTCGGGCGTTGGTTTAGTCACTGGTCAAGGAAGCGATCCTGAGATCATGTTGCGTTGGTCTGATGACGGCGGCCACACTTGGTCAAACGAGCATCTATCCAAGGTGGGCAAGATCGGTCAATATTACCGCCGCGTCTTTTGGCGCAGGCTTGGCATGACATTGAAACTGCGCGACCGCGTCTACGAAATATCGCAAACTGACCCCGTCAAAACGGTCATCGTAGGCGCTGAACTGCTAATTAGCCCGACCAACGCGTAATGGCCACAACCAACATCACCCAAATCACGGCACCACGTGTCGAATTGATTGACCCTCGGTCGGGTTTGATGTCGCGCGAATGGTATCGGTTTTTTTACAACCTGTACACAGTTACAGGCGGCGGCGACGGCATAACGCCAGCAATTAACGGTGGCACAGGAATTGGGTCTTATTCGGTCGGCGACCTTTTATACGCCAACACCACGACAACATTGGCAAAGCTTCATGCTGGGTCAGCGGGGCAAGTGTTAACGTCAAACGGCCCCAACACCGCACCATCATGGGGTGTTTCGACCACTGCGGCTCCAGTCACTAAAACAACCGATTTCACCGTAACAGATGATGATGTTTGGTTAATCAACGATAAATCAGGGTCAACTTGCACCGTCACGCTGCCCGCCGCGTCTTCTTGGGCTGGGCGGCAAGTTACGTTCAAAAACATGCAGCCGCAGCTTTTGGTGTCAGCGTCGGCCAACGTCGTGCCGATTGACAGCACTACACCTGGCACAGCCATTCTCTTGGACGTTGTGGGAAATTGGGCGACAATGGTGTCTGACGGCGTAAATTGGGTCATCATGCAAGCCGCGTCCAACAACAACCTGCTTTTGGAGTAAATATTGATCCACCACCATTTCAGCTCAGGTGTGTACGCTAAAGAAACCCGCATCCCCGCAGGGTATGTCTTGGTGCAGCACGTCCACAAGCACGATCACCTGTCCATCTTGGCCAGCGGATCAGTGGAAATGGTTGTGGACGGCGTCAAATCGGTTGTTGAAGCGCCAGCTTGTTTGACCATTGCGGCGGGCAAGCATCACGGCATAAAATCAATCACAGATGTGGTTTGGTATTGCGTCCATGCTACTGACTGCACTGATGAAAATGAAGTTGATGAAGTGCTGGTTCAGCCAAGCAACACCGAACAAATGCAAAACTTGGCCTTGAGCCTTCAGGAGTAAATTATGCCTTGGTCATTTATTATCCCCGCAGCGGCCAGTCTGATCGGTGGTAGCCAACAAGCAAGAGCCGCAGAAAACGCCGCTGACACCGCAGGCGCAGCGAGCGACCGCGCCGTAGCTCTTCAGCGCGAGCAGTATCAAAAGCAATTGGAGATGCAACAGCCTTTCTACCAGGCTGGCGTCAACGCATTGCCAGAGCTTGTCAACGCATCCAGATATCAAAACTTTGGCATGGATCAGTTTACCGCTGACCCAGGCTACGCGTTTCGATTAAGCGAAGGCCAAAAGGCGCTGGAGCGATCTGCTGCGGCTCGCGGTGGTTTGCTGTCTGGCGGCACTGGCAAGGCATTGCAACGCTTTGGCCAAGAGATGGGTAGCCAAGAATACATGAACGCATTCAATCGCTACCAGACCGAACGCGCAGCTCGTTTGAACCCATTGCAGTCGCTTACTGGTATGTCACAAACCACAGCCAATACGTTGGGTAGCGCAGGCCAAAGCATGGCAGGCAACATTGGCAATGCGTACATGCAACAGGGTGTCAATCGAGGCAACGCGTTGTTGGCGGGCAATCAAGCGCGCTCATCGGCTTATGGCGACGTCGCCAAGTTGTACGGTCAAATGTACGGTAGCGGTGGAAGTGCTCAAAACTTTGACCCATTTGGCTTGGTTAACTTTTAAGGTCGCATCATGGCACTTAATTTTGGAATACTTCAGCCCGCCAATATCGCGGGCAACATCATGGCTGGCCAACAAGAAACGCAACGCAATCAGTTGGCGCGGCAACAGATGGCGGCTAACGAGCAGCAATTGGCTGCAAGTAAACAGCAGATGGCAGCCAGTCAACAGCAAATGGAAACAGGCGCGTTGACGCAAGAAAATTTGCGTATGCAAATAGAACAAGCAAAGCGCGACCGTGATGCTTTGGCCAGAATGCAAGAAGCATTTATTGCCAACGGTAAGTCTCCAGACATAAAAGCCAATTTCAATGAGATGGTTCAGTCTGGCATCCCTCAATATGTTGAGATCGGCATGAAAGGCTTGCAATCGCTTCAGCGTCAAGATCAAGTCGCCAAGATTCTTGGTGGGAGCGCGCCTGCTCCCGCCCCCACCCCTGCGCCTGGCGCGTTAGGTTCGGGCACGTTCGACGGCAATGCGCTTGCGCCCCCGTACAAGCCTGTCGTGCCACGTAACGCAATGGCACCCGCTCCAGTTGTCAACGAAGTTGACGACACATACCGCAAGATTGACCAGCTCTACGCAATTGGCGAAGACAAATTGGCCAAGTCACTTGAAGAACGAGTCAAAAACAAACTGCCCCCAACTACGGTGCAGGAGTATGAATACGCCAAGAAGAATGGTTATACAGGTTCGTTCCAAGACTTCAAAGTTTTGCAAGCGCCTAAAACTTCAACTACAGTCAATGTTCCTGTCAGCGTCAGCACAGAGAAAAAATTTGGCGAGCAGTTTGCAAGCAAGATGGCCGACACTGACATTGGCAAGATGACTACTGCTGAAAAAGCACCTCAACTGGCCGCAAGTGCAAACCAGATCATTGATTTGGTCAACAGAGGCAACGTATTCACTGGCCCTGTTGCTGATGTCAAGTTAAACATCGCGCGCGCATTGAACGTGGTGGGTGCAAACAACCAAGAAAAAATCGCCAACACCGAAGCGCTTATTGCCGCTACAGGCCAAAGCACATTGGATGCGATCAAGAGCGCAGGCTTGGGTACAGGTCAAGGCTTCACCGACAAAGATCTTAAATTCTTGCAAGGTATTGCAGGCGGTACGATTACCTACACACCTCAAACACTTAAAGACTTGGCCAGACTTCAGCACTTGGCGGCTACCCGCAGCGCAGAGTCTTGGAACACACGCGTCAAACAAATACCTAAATCAGCGATTGAAGGAACAGGTCTTTCAACTGAGCCGATCAAGGTACCTCCGTTGTCGCCTGCGGTCAAATACGCAACTAACCCAACAACAGGCGCGCGCATACAGTCTACTGATGGCGGCGTCACTTGGAAACCAGTAGGAGGTAGGTAATGGCTTTACCACCAGGATTTGTGCTTGACGAACCCGCACCACTTCCAACAGAACAACCTGTTAGCGTAGGGCTGCCTCCAGGTTTTGAGTTGGAGACTGGCGGTATGCCAAAGCAGCGTCGGTCGTTTTCAGATGTGCCAGGTGAAGCATTAACCAACCTCCCATCAAGCGCGGCCAACTTCTACCAAGGCTTGCTGACCGCTGTCACAAACCCCGCGCAAACAGTAACGGGCGTTTTGGACGTCGGCGCAGGCGCGTTGCAAAAGTTGCTGCCCAAGCCTGTGGTTGACTTTGTCAATAAGTTTGAAACCGACCCCAAAGCCGCCAAGCGCGCTATAGACGCGGCCAACGCTGTTGGCGGCATGTACAAAGAACGCTACGGTAATGTTGAATCCATAAAGAACACTTTGGCCACCGACCCAGTAGGCGCGGCGTCTGATTTGTCTGCGTTGTTTAGCGGCACGGCGGGGTTTATTAAGGGTTACGCCCGCGTAGCCTCCCCAATAGCATCAAAACTGACAGGTGCTCCTTCTGGCACTACAGCCAGTTTAGTATCTAGACTTGACCAACTTGCCGCGCCTTTTGAAACGGCGGCGCTGTACACCAACCCCTTGGCACCCGTCACTACTGCGGCGGGTTACGGGGTGGCGCTGGGCGCAAAAGGTGCAGGCAATGTAGTTGACGCAGTCACTGGCCAACGCGCGTCAGTACGTGCAGGCAACATCGTGCGTAATGCGTTGACCGAAGACGGCAGAGTGCCGCAAAACCTAGCCGCCGCGCAAAACGCGTTGGCTAACGCGCCAGCCAACATGACCGTGCGACAAGCGTTGGCTGATGTGACATCACCTCAAGTTCAGTTTCTTGGCCAGACAGTTGAATCCAAAACTGCGCCAGGCCGCGCTTTGGCTATACAACAAGCTCAAGAAGCCGACCGCATGGCGCGCCTGCAAACAGTTACGCCTAACCTACAGTCTGCCGAGGCCATGCGTGGCAACGTGAGCGGCCCGCTGTACACCGCCGCTACCCAGCCAACTACGGCCATCAATGTGCTTCCTCTGACCCAACAGATCGACAGCTTGTTGACTGCAAACCCTGGCAACGCAAAATTGGTGTCTGCGTTAAATCAAGTAAAAACTGGCTTAGAAGCCAGCACAAACGCGCAGCAAGTGTCCTCAGTGTTGGACAACCTCAAAGACTTGATCGCCAACAAAGACAACAAGTTCATCGTCAAGAATTTGACGGGTGTTAAAAACACAATCGAGCAAGCGTTGCCTGGCTACCAGCAAGCGCAACAAGTTTTTGCTGCCGCGTCGCCGCCAGTCAATCAAGCCAAAGTCTTGGGTGCCATGCAAGATGTGTTGAAGCAACCTCTTGGCGCTGGTGAGCGCGCAGGCCCATTTGCAACCGTGTTGGGTCGTGGCGAGACAGCGTTGCTTAAAAAGTCCACTGGCATGGCGCGGTACGATGACCTCGGTCAAGTCCTGACGCCGCAACAGATGGGTGTGGTCAAAGGCGTTGAGTCAGAGTTGAAACGCAACGCCGAGGTGGTGCGTCAGACTCAGGCTGGCGCAGACGCCATGAAGATAATCTTGGACGCCAATCAGTCTAAGTTCCGCTTGCCAAGTTTCTTGGACGTCAAGGTCACTTTGACAAATGAGATGTTGGGGATCTTGAAAGACAAGATGAGCGCAAACGTGTTGAAAGAACTCGAGAAAGGCTTCCAGTCTTCCCAAGATTTTCAAACGTTGCTCAAGAAAGTGCCTGCCTCCCAGCGCCTTGATGTGTTGAGGGCATTGGGTCAAGCTCGCAATCAACTGAGCCCGACCAAATTGAATATCATCATGCAAACACAAAACGCGTTGGCACCGAAGCAAGAGAACCAAAATGCGTTGGCTCCGTAATATCCATAAGGAAAACACATGGCATCATTAACCCCCACGCCCAAGCAGCAGATTTTCGGATCGGATGGCTTGCCTCTTGTCGGCGGCAAAATCTACACATACGCGGCGGGCACAACCACGCCGCTTGCAACGTACACAGATTCAAGTGGGGGTACGGCTAACACCAACCCAATCATTTTGAATTCGTTGGGCCAAGCTAATATTTGGTTGGCGTCGTCGTCCACGTACAAATTTAGCGTGTACACATCCGCTGATGTGTTGCTGTACACCGTGGACAACATTGCGACACCAATCGACTATTTGTCTTTGGTCACTTCGCTTGCGTCGCCTCCACCTATTGGTAGCACTGCGCCTGACACTGGAGCGTTTACGACTTTGAATGCTACAACAGGCACTGTCACCACGCTGACCAGCACCACAGGCAACATCACTACAGTTAACGCAACCACAATCAACGCCACCAATATCACCGCGACAGGTACGGTTACTGCTGAGACATTGACTTTTGAAGGCGGCGGGTCAATGACCAAATTGGCAGAGCCTGCAATTAAACCCATCACTGCCACTGTGGCGGCTAACGCTCTCACAGTCACCTTGAACCCAACAACGCTAGATTTCAGATCATCCACACTGACCAGCGGCACTGTGGTATCGCGGTCGGTTTCGGCTGCTATATCTGTGACCGTGTCGTCAGGCTCAACACTTGGCACCGTATCAGGTCAACAAAGCCGTATTGTCGTGCTGGCGATTGACAACGCTGGAACAGTTGAGCTGGCCGTGGTCAACATCGCTGGCGGCAATGATCTGACCGAAACTGGCGTAATCAGCACCACAGCAGAGGGCGGTTCTGGCGCTGCCGACAGCGCGTCTACCATTTACTCAACTTCTGCGCGCACAAACGTGGCCTACCGCGTTGTTGGCTACATTGAAAGCACACAGGCCACTGCTGGTACTTGGGCGACCACACCCAGCACCATTCAAGGTTGTGGTGGCCAAGCTTTGACAGCTATGAGTTCTTTGGGGTACGGCCAAACTTGGCAAAGTGTCACCCGAACAAGCGGCACAACCTACTACAACACAACAGGGCGACCAATATCTGTAGTGGCTTACGGCAACGCTTCTTCATCAGCAACATTTTCTGCAACTTTGGTTGTCAATGGATTTACTGTTAGCTTTGCAGGGGGCAACTTAAATACAGCAAATGCTGGCGGTCAATACTTTTTAAGCGGGGTTGTTCCTCCAGGCGCAAACTATGTCTTTACAGTCTCAAATTTGAGCATGTCAAACAACGAGTTGAGGTAATTACATGTCTTACTACAAAGCACCAAACAATTCGGTTCACTTTCTTAGTGATAGCGCCTACGCGCATTTGTTGCCTGCGGGTAGCGTTGAAATTACAGACGCTGAAGCTGAAGCGTTGAGACCAACAGCAAACTTGACTTACGCTGAGAAACGCGCTGCTGAATACCCGCCAGTC